AACTCATCGTCCCAATCATTTAAGCAAGGCACTGGTCCATCAGGTTCACCACAATTTGGGCACTTCCAATCAATTGGTACAGTATAATAAGGTATTCTTCTCATTTCGACCTCCCAAAGGCTCCAAAGGATTGTTGAAGTGTTAAATATCTGCTAATTGATAGCACATAATAGTTGGCTTAGCACCTTTTCCTATTCTATCTCTAAGATCTTTATTCCGTTTTGTATGCCATTCAAGCATCTTTTTAGCTTCTTTTTCATTATCTGTAGTTGTGATGATATAACGGAAGCCTGCTCCCCATTGGGCAACTATTATAAATTCTTTAAGTTTCATAGCCGAAAGCTCCTCCGAAGGTTAAAGGCGAGAGTCAAGTCTCTCACAGCAGTACTTAGAGTTAATTAGTCAATTTAAAAATCCATAATTTACCCACATTTAGTCTAAGCCTCTCCTATATCTATAGTTTATAGTAAAATCTAGGAGCTGTCAACGGTTAAATATCTAAAATAGGGAAAGTTGTTCCATGGTTGTTCTATAGTTGTTGCACCGAGTTCCATAGTTGTTATAGCGAGTTGCGGCTTGTTCGCGTTGTTCCACTTGTTTAACTTTGGGGGTTATCCGGTGAGGGGTGGTGCAGTAGAAGGTCGTGTAAGTTGTTGTTTTTTTTTTTTTTTTTTTTTTTTTTAATATTAGGTACTTACGGCACCTAAAATAGCCCCCCCGATAAAAATATATGGGGGGTGTGAACAACTGTGGAACAATGCGAAATCGTGGAACAAGCCATAACAACCCTCTAACAACTCTATAACCACTGGCAACAATAGTGGAACAACTTCGGAACAACTACGGAACAACTTTTTGTTGAGATCATAGAGAATTTGAAGTTGTTTAACTGTTGTTCAAGTGGTTACGGAGTTGTTTTCATTTCTTGGGTAAATTAAAAATTAATAATTTGCACACGATTTTGAAGCTAAAAAGTAAAAGTGGGTACTTCTGTCCCATTATTTGTGGAGAATTGAGGGTGCTTGAAGGTAAATTTATCCAAATAACTACTAAATTGTAGCAAATCAGCCCCTATTTCAATGGCATGAGACCGTTTTGGAGAAAACTGGAGAGCTTTAAGTTTAATAAAAGTTGGATATTAAAAAGCTTAGCGGGTTATTTGTGGAGGGAAATGGCTGGATGTGGTATAGTATTTTAGAGAAATGTTGAATACTCGTAGAATCGCCGTGGTGAGGCGGTTGGGTAGGTCCATGTATTAGTATAGGCAATAGGTGAAAATCGAATGGCGGGGCAATAGAATCGTTTTTTCGGCTATATTCTCCATTCACCGGGCAACAAAAAACCCCCACCATTTCTAGCGGGGGTAATTGGTTTCAGATCCGAAACGGGGTTATAATGACCAATGTTCCGTCGTGTTTATTATTAACTCCATCGGAGCATTTTCCATCCAGGGGTTATGTTTACGGAACTCCTCGACAGCCTCCCCCATATCCGCTCTAATGCTCTCTATCGGACGGTCAAACGCATACCGCTCTCGATAAATTGTAACCATTTTGTCTCGGAATTGATTAGCACCTATAGGGGTTATAACACCTATTTTGATCATTGCATTTATCATGGTTGGGTCCTCCATTAATGGGGAGACCATTATTGATCTCCCCTATTTGATTGGTTAGTCCTCTAATGCGCTCAGCAAATCGTCCGTGTCAATATCGGACTCGCCATTCAATATCCGCTCGGCTCGGATCTCATCAATGACTGGAGCAACTTTAGTATTTGCCCTCATAGCGGCCTGAGTTTTTTTATCCATACCCGACAACCATTCCCGGATATCATCGGCGGTTTTTGCCGGGAACAACCGACACAATGCCTCGAACAACAGACCGCCTTTCACCATACCATCGCCCGTGCCACGTTTTTTGTTCCATTCCCCCTCATTAATGAGACGGTCGGCTACCTCCTTTGCCGCCTCATATTTTGTTTTGGTAGTTGCCGACCTACCACTCTCGTCTTTGGAGATAGCGGTTGCGTCTCCAATTTTTTGTTTGAGTCCATGTAATGCAGCCATCGTTTGGATCTCGTCGTTGAGCATATCCAATCCAACCACAATGTTTTTCCCATCATCAAACGACCATTTTACATAGCGCTCTTCAAAATTAATAGTGGTCTCAATTTGCTTTGCCATTGTTTTTGTCTCCTAATTGATTTGATTGTGTTCAGCTTCGATCGAATAACTCTCTCGATCAATACTATTGCCTACTACCCGATTGTACCACTGTGTCCGTTGTGCCTCCTCCTCCTCGTTGAATTGATCACATGTGATAGCTACCCGTGCCCAGGTAAATCCGCTATCACTCCATTTCCTCACGTTGGTATAAATGCAATATGTGGTTGTCATGTTCGTCGCCTCCTTTGAGAGTTGTTTCGCTCTCTCTACCTCCAATATATAGATAGCTGAGAATAGTTCAACCCCCCATAACCCTACATCTATAGACATCTAATAATTGCAAATAATACTCAGTCTCATGTCTATCCGATATCTAATAGCTGCAAACAATAACCATTCCCATGTCTACCCGATGTCGGCTACTACAAAGTGGATGTCTACCCGATGTCTACCTCCGGCCTGGTGGGGGGGGTCAATCGGCAGGCGGGGTAGGGGTCGAGGCCACCTTTACTGGTATATGCAGCTCACTCCACCATTCTCAGAAAAAAAATTCAAAAAATTCCAGAAAATAGCTTAACAACTACAATGTCGTACCTTTTTATTTCCAGTATTAGAGAGGGAGCCTTGACAGTCGCCTTCGCTAATAAAATTTGACTTTTTCTTTCAGGTACAGTATAGTAGAATCAAACCAATAAATTTGGGAGGTATATGACTGTGGTTAAGCTTAAAAAGATGCAATATTCTCATGAAGCGCTTGCAGATGTTATTTTAGCAAATCCTTCGATGAAAAATACTGACTTGGCTATAGTATTTGATAAGACGCCGGCGTGGGTCTCCTATGTTAAGAATAGTTCAGGCTTCAAGGCTTATATAGAAAAGAGAAAAACAGAACTTCTCGATCCTGTGCTAATTCAACAGTTGGAGGAGAAAATGACAGCTCTGGCCGAGCAGTCTATAGACGTTTTAATGGATAAATTGGCGGGACTGGCCCCTGACGGTGATCTTGCTGCAAAAACACTTTCTATAACTTCAAAAGCTCTCGGTTATGGGGTAGCAAATAATCAGACCAATATTCAGACCAACTTTGTAGTAGCTATGCCAGATAAAGTTCAAAATCCGCGCGAGTGGGCTGATAAATATAAGAATGGAGGTCTGGAAGCCGGCCAACGTTCTCAAAATACTGTAATCGACCTACCTTCAGCTTCAGATAATGAATAAATCCTATACTTATAGTGCAGTAGAACCTCAAATAATTTGGCAGCCACAAGAAGGGCCACAAGTAGCTCTTATTGAATGCCCAATTTTTGAAGTTTTCTTTGGTGGAGCCAGGGGAGGAGGGAAAACTGAAGGTTCTATTGGCGACTGGCTTCACCATTCTTCTCAGTATGGTGAAAATGCTGTAGGGATATTCTTTAGGAGAAAGCTTAAGCAGCTTGAAGAGGTAATAGCTAGGACTAAGCAGATCTTTACAAAGCTGGGAGCTAAATATAATGAACAGAAAAAAGAATGGCGAATGCTCAACGGAGCGAGGCTTAAATTTGCTTACCTCGAAAGAGACTCGGACGCGGAAGAATATCAAGGTCACAGCTACACACGTGTCTATGTTGAAGAAGTTACTAACTTTCCTTCTCCTTCTCCTATTAATAAACTTCGGGCTACTCTGCGTTCTGCCTCCGGAGTACCTGTCGGTATGCGGCTTACTGGGAATCCTGGTGGGCCAGGTCATAACTGGGTTAAAGCTCGATACATTACTCCGGACCCTAGAGGATTCAGAGTAATAACTGAAGAATGTGACAGCTGGGATGAGTTTGGCAATCCTATCAAGGTCACTTTGGATCGTGTATTCATTCCTTCGAAGATAGGTGATAACCGTCTTATAATGCGGAATGATCCTACTTATATCTTGAGGTTAAGGCAGTCGGGCTCGGAAGCTCTTGTCAAGGCTTGGCTTGAAGGTAATTGGGATATAGTAGATGGAGCTTTTTTCAGTGAATGGGATCCTTCCATACACGTGTTGCCTACAGTAGATTGGCTTCCAAAAATTCCCCGCTATTGTAATAGATTTCGCTCTATGGACTGGGGCTCGGCTAAACCTTTCAGTGTTGGCTGGTATGCAGTTTCTGATGGTACTTGGGGATTGCCGAAAGGGGCTCTTTTAAAGTATAGAGAATGGTATGGAGCTAAAGCCGATAATGTTGGTCTTAAAATGGATGCTGATGCGGTCGCTCGCGGTATCCTTGAAAGGGAAAAAGGAGAAGTTATTAGTTTATCAGTAGCTGATCCTTCTATATTTGTCAGAGATGGCGGTCCTTCAATTGCAGAAGCTATGAGCTTGGCAGGCTGTCAATGGAGAAAAGCAGATAATAAACGAATAGCTGGTGCTGAGCGAATGCATATTATGCTTAAAGGGCAAATGATAAATGCAATCGAAAAAGGACCACCTCTATTATATTTTTTAGACTGTTGTGATGATTCTATCCGTACAATACCAGCTCTACAACATGATGCAGATAACTTAGAGGATGTCGATACAGACGCTGAAGACCATTCCTATGATGAAACTAGGTATGCAGTAATGTCGCGGCCACTTATCAAATATGCACCTACTTTACCTATACTTACTTTATTAAAAGCACCAAATCAGTATACAATTCGAGAACTTATAAAAATGTTAGAAGAAAAAGCGAAAGCTTCTGAGGAGGAATCCTATGAGCGTTGAAGATAGAGATGAGAAAAAAGAAGCTGAAAAAACTGGTCGATCTGTACAGTACTGGTGTGATGAGATAGAGCAAGCTCGAAAAA